CTAATATCCCCCAGGGCAGACCACTCAGGGCCAGCACACAGACCCCATCTGGCCAAATAGTCCCCAAGGGGTAGCCACCAGACGGCCCAGGATGGCCCAGGTTTGACGAACTGACTACCCGGAGCCTAGTGAGGGGGGTCTAGTACGTGCAACACAACGCAATACAAGGCCTCTGGTGAGCACCCCGTGGGTGATAAATCACCTCCAGAATGGCCCCTTGACCCGGCCCAGGACGGCACCCATATTCACCCCCAGGAGGATAGGCATCATGGCAGATAGACTGACGAAGAAACAGCAGGCATTCGTGGACGCCGTTCTGGACCCGGAGTGCGGGACATTGGTGGAGGCATACAAGAGAGCATATGAGACAGACTCCATGGCACCCAAGGTGATACGGAATGAGGCCTCGGCACTCAGGGCTCACCCTGGCATTACCATGGCCGTGGAGCGTGGACAGAGGGCTCTGGAGAGGCATAGGGCTAGAAACAAATTGAATCAGGCTCGGGCGGTGATGGATGGCCTGTGGGCAGAGACCACTGCGGATGATGCCACGAGTGCCAGCCGCATACAGGCGTACCGATTGATCGGTCTGGAGTCTGGCCTCTTCACCGAGCGTCAACGCATAGAAGTGGCAGAGCCTATGCCAGAATCGGAGGCTGAGATCATGGCTGAAATCGAAAATCTTTTTCAGGATGAATTGGGGGGCGGAGGTGAGGCCAAAAGTGACGACGAAGACTGACCCCGACCCCCCCTAAACGGAACGCGCTCGCGCTATTTTAAGTACACATTAGTTTGCTCATCCGATTACCAAAAAATCCACAGACAAATATTACAATTCATCACAAAAATTATATATATATTTAAATATGAAGATATTACAGGTAGTTACATCGAATGATACGTTACAAAAAGGGTAGAATACTCACTGCTGTGGTAGATATATGCGTTCCTAGGGAACAATTTCGCCTAGATGTCTCTGAGGCATTTGGCGAACTGGACAAATGGAGGCAAGATAGGAGTTATTCGCCACCCGGAACGGTTCTTTCAGGGTCATATCACAATGATATAGACGAAAAGGACTCACTACTGGGTGGAGTCCCGGCAGGTTTGGTTGATTTTGATTAAAATCAACAAAAAAAACGTAACCATAGGTTGACCTTGCGTGTCAAGTGGGTCATTTTGTTATAATCAAGCCATAGCTACATGGTATTAACTAGGTAATTCCTAGTGAATCTAGTTTATTATCAGGAAGCTCCCCATGAATGGGGGTAGTGAAGCTTCCTGTAAGTGATTTAGCTTATTTTTCTAAAGAAAAATTGATGGTTGTCTAGATATGGTTAGCCAAATCTGGTGAAACCATTTTTAGGTAGTCATCTAGTATGGGGGGGGCTTTGTCTGGCGCAAGATTCACAGATCACTCTCCCGGGTTAGCCGAATGATCACTGGTTCTAAGGATATAGACAAGTACTTAGACAATCTGGACAAGCTTGACCCTGACTCGATCAAAAGAGTCCACTCTTTGCTTAAACATCTCAAAGAAACCCGGGGTCGTGCGGCGAATCAGGCTAGTTTTATTTCTTTTGTGAAGTCAGTGTGGCCTGCTTTCATTGAAGGCAACCATCACAAGCTTATGGGTGAGGCTTTTGAGAGAGTGGCTAGGGGTGAGCTAAAGAGGCTCATCATTAACATGCCTCCTCGCCATACGAAGAGTGAATTCGCAAGTTATCTTCTCCCCTCGTGGTTCCTTGGGTTAAGACCCGAGGGGAAAGTGATCCAAACTTCCCACACTGCCGAGCTGGCCGTCGGTTTCGGGCGAAAAGTTCGTAACCTTGTGGGAAGCAAAGAGTACCAAGAAGTATTTCCCGGCGTAGGGCTGCAAGCGGACTCAAAAGCAGCCGGTCGATGGAATACGAACGGTGGGGGAGACTACTTCGCTATCGGAGTGGGAGGAGCTGTAACCGGGAAGGGAGCAGATCTCTTAATCATTGATGATCCTCACTCCGAGCAGGAGGGCCAGAGTATAGACCCCAGAGTTTTTGACAGGGTCTACGAATGGTACACCTCCGGACCTCGTCAGAGATTGCAGCCTGGGGGGGCCATTGTCATTGTTATGACACGATGGCATAAGCGAGATCTGACGGGGCAAATATTGAAGTCCTCGGTCGAAAGATCGGGGATGGATGACTGGGAAGTCATTGAGCTGCCTGCTATTCTCCCCTCGGGAAAATCGCTTTGGCCAGGGTTCTGGAAGTTGGAGGAACTAGAGAAGCTTAAGGCTGAACTTCCAGTCTCCAAATGGGAAGCCCAGTACCAACAGGACCCCACCTCGGAAGAGGGGGCTATTGTTAAGAGGGAATGGTGGATGGAGTGGGAGAGGGAGGACCCTCCCCATTGTGAGTTCATCATTCAGTCTTGGGATACAGCGTTCTTGAAATCCGAACGAGCTGACTTCTCGGCCTGCACTACATGGGGCGTCTTTTACAAAGAAGACGAAAAGGGCCGTAAGCAAGCTAATATTATTTTGTTGGATGCTATCAAGGAACGTCTTGAGTTTCCCGAACTTAAGATGAGGGCTATGAAGAAGTGGAAACGCTTTAAGCCAGACGCCTTTATAGTAGAAGCTAAAGCGGCAGGGATGCCTTTGATCTTTGAACTCAGAGCTATGGGGATCCCGGTCCAAGAATACAGTCCGTCGAGAGGCAACGACAAGATCGCCCGCGTAAACGCAGTGGCTGATCTCTTTGCATCCGGAACTGTGTGGCGACCCTCAAGAAGATACGCAGAGGAAGTGGTTGAGGAATTTGCTGCCTTCCCTGCTGGCGAACACGATGACCTCGTGGACTCATCCACGCAGGCGTTACTTAGATTTAGACAGGGCGGCTTCGTCTCTCTTGGTTCCGATGAAGAAGAAGAGAAGTTCCGCACCAAAAAAGTAGATTACTATTAGATGTCAAAAGTAAAAGAAGGACTTGAAGAGAACGACCGAATTGCAATAGAAGAAATCCGCAAGCACGAGGGTGCGAGATGGGTTGCTCAGGATGAGAACGGGGAGTGGTATGTGACTTCCAAAACCTCAGAACCCAATGGGGGAACTCACCTTATGACTTACCGAGACAGTGAAGGTAATTTAACTTCTGGCTTTGGTCACCTCGTAGAGGACGGAGAAAACATACCTGAAATTCAAACCCCGGAAGAAGCCGAAGTTGTTTTTATTAATGACTACCTTCATCACAAGAGGGGTGCATCGCGGATGCCCGGTTGGAAAAATGCTTCTTCTCAGCAACAAAGGGGGCTTGTGAATCTAGCTTTTAACATGGGGCCAAGCTGGTGGGTTCCGGGTAACCCTGGCGGCTGGGAAGAAACACCCAAGGCAATGGCAAAGGGGACCAAAGAAGGATGGCGCGAAGCAGCCAAAGGTCTTCAAGATAGTTTTTGGTACGAGCAAGTGGGCGGGAAAAAGTACGACGCGGGAGAGCCTGCCTCCAGTAGAGGTAGAGACATTTTGAATCTTATTTCTCCCAAGGAAAAAGAAGAAATTAAGTTGTCAGCTCGATATAAAGGCGGAGGCCTGATTCGCGACAGCTATGGAAGAAATTTAATTTAATAAGATTACTACTAAGGATTGGAATAAAAAATGGGCGGCGGACAGGGTACTGGATTCAACAGTGTCAATAGCAATAGACGGATTGGATCACAGCAAAATAGACAGAATACAGGTTCTTTTGATTCTGGGTTTGGGATGGGACTTTCAACGGGTTATCCATCAGGGGGCCGCGCAATGCCCAGGGGTCGAGGCGGTCGCATTGGTCGAGGAACCAAACGAGGCGGTACAGGCGACCAGAGTGAATCTAGTTTATTATCTAGAGTCGGAGCAATGCCCGGCAGAACAACGATACAGACTCCCGACTTTATGAAAGAGCTAAATCAAACTTTTAGCAACTCTCCTTTCCAGCAGCCTGGGGGGGCCATGCCTAGTTATGTGGGTATGCCTGACGGTCGCATTGTAAACATGGGCATGGGCACGGGGTCTGGCGATACAATGCAAGTCCAACGGAGTGGCGGCGGTCGAGGGGGCATTATTCCCACTCGCCAAGAAGCTCTACAGGATAGATTAAACGCAGGCGCTATCCGAAATGCGGAGATGCAAAGCGGTCAAGGAATGTTCATGCGCGGACCTTACGGTAGCTCCGCAGGTGTGGGCGCTGTAGATCCCTACATGGTTGAGCAAGCGTTGGGTGAGGGAAACCTTCGGGATGCGATGACGGCAGAAGAAGTCGGCATGAACCCTGGCCAACGTATGGGAATGGGCTATGGCAATCCCATGGGCTATGGCGGTTCCAACCTCGCAGTAGCAAATCAAAACGATTTCAACTTTGACGGCGGAGTAGGCCTTGATGACATGGCCATGGCTCTGACAGCTCAGTCTGCGGGAAGAGAGTTTGATGGAACAAATCCCTACGGCCAACGGTATAGTGACGACGAGGTTTCAGAACTGATGGCCGAACGGCAAAGAATACAAGATCAATACGGCGCTCAGGAAATGCAAGAAAGAAACCAAAGAATGCTGGAACGAGGTATAGAGATGGAGAGGGAGAACTACCAGCCTCGGCCTCGTGAGGTCCGTGAACTCTCCCCGGTCATGGGCGAGGGGTACAAGGTAATGGGAGGCACGAAATCCTTTCCGGGTCCCCCAAATTCAGCGGGAAGGCTTCAAGCTCGCAGCCAGAGAGGTGCGGGTCGGGGAAGACGACGGTTCGGGCACGGTGGAATTATTGACGCATACGGAAGGCGGTTAGTCTAATGGGCCAAGGAACAAGTCCCGGTGCGAGTCAAATGGAAGCTCTTGGAAACTACAACAATGGAAAGACTCTAGACCCTACCACCTTTAGAGAAGCTGCCAGAAAGAACAGCGTTTCAAACTTTGCTAAAAGACAAAATAAATTACAACGAAAAGATGATATTATTAGATCTCAGATGGGCAGGGTTCCTTCTTCTTATAGATCTAATTTGAACTCAAGGCAGTCTACAGACCCCTTTTCGTTTATGAACTCGATGCAGTCAAATTACAATAGAGGTTCGCAAGGCCAAGGGTATGGCGGGTACAACCAAGGATACGGACAGCCGATGTCTCCTATATCGATCAACATTGGTGGCGGCGGATA